CTCTTTCAAAACTTTTAGAAGATGAAAATCCTGACATTACAAATGAAATAGAAACGGAGAAAGTAACATGGCACTAGGTATAGGAGCTATCGTACAATCAGTAGCTGGTCTAGGACAAACTTGGCTAGAAGGTAAAGTTGCTAAGACTAAAGCCAAAGCAGAAGCTGAAGCAGCAGTCATAGTTAAGCAAGCTGAGTCTGTAGCAGATTGGGAAACAGCTATGGCTCGATCATCTCAACAGTCTTGGAAAGATGAATGGCTTACTATTCTATTTAGCATACCATTAGTTTTAGCATTTATACCTTCTACAGTTCCTTATGTAGAAGAAGGTTTTAGAGTATTACAAAATATGCCTGAGTGGTATCACTATGCTTTAAGTGTAATAGTAGCAGCATCATTTGGAGTTAGATCTGTAATAGGTATAATGAATAAGAAGAAACAATAATGATATTTGAATCCATTGCGGCTGTAACAGCAGCGTTAAGTGCTGTAAATGGATTGATTGGTCAGGTTAAAGAATCTGGTGGTCATATAGGTTCTGTATTAGATAGAATGCAAGCTATCAATTCAGGTATGCAAAAGCTAGAAATAGAAAAACGTGAATCTTTAGTACAACCTTTAACACCACAGGAGGCTATGAAGTTAGCTATGGCTAAAAGACAAATGGAAAGGTTTCATGAAGAGTTAAGAAATATGGCAGTACTTTCTAGAGAGCATCAAAAATTTGTAGATGATTACTTCCAAGTAATAGCAGAGTCTAAAGCTCAACATGAAGCTTCAGTTAAAGCTGTCATAGAAAAACGTAAACAAAGAAAACAATTAATGCATGATCTTTTTGTTTGGACTTCAGTGAGCGGAATAGGTTTAATAGTTGCTGCTATTATTATAGCATTAGTAATAGCAATATTTAGATGAAAATAATGGCTTTTATGTTGGTTGTTATCATTAATGGTAACACGTTAGATAATGATGGGTGGTATTTTAGAAATGTTTATCGTTGTAATACATTTGCTCATGCAATAGAACATGGTAATGTAAATCAATACGATAGAAGAGATAGGCAACACAATATCTCTGCATACTGTGTTCCTGTAACAGTTCCTAAAACTACACAGTTTTGGGATTAAATTAAACTAAACTATATGGAGGTAATAAGATCTACAAACTATGATAAAATTTATACTTGTAATTATTTTAAACACAACCCCACAATATATTCAAGTATTTCATGACAGAGAACAATGTTCTATGACTGCAAATTTAATAAATAAAACTGAAAATGTACAAAGCTATTGTGTTCCTGCTGGAACTAATATAATAGCAACAGTACCTATAAAAGAAATAACAGGATAATTTTATGGCTACCAAAAAGACCAAGAAAAAATCTACCGTTAACAAAGCTGGTAATTATACTAAACCTACTATGAGAAAGAATTTGTTTAATAAAATTAAAGCAGGTTCCAAAGGAGGTAAGCCCGGACAATGGAGCGCACGTAAGGCTCAGATGTTGGCTAAACAGTATAAAGCAAAAGGTGGTGGATACAAATAATGGCACTTAAAAAATCTCAAAAATCTTTAAAGAAGTGGACTAAACAGAAATGGAGAACTCCTAGCGGTAAAAAGTCTTCAGAAACTGGAGAAGTCTATGCTCCTTCAGCTACTATAAAAAAATTAAAATCAACTAAATCTGGAAGAGCAAAGCTTGCAGCAGCTAATAAAAAGAAAAGAGAAGCTACTAAAAAAGGTAAACAACATGCAAAACATGGACTACATAAAGGAAAAAAACGATGAGAGAAGAATACAAAAAAGGAAGTAAAGCTAAGAAAAAAGATTCACGTTTAAAAAATGCGGGAGTCTCTGGCTACAATAAACCTAAAAGAACTCCTAATCATCCTACTAAGTCCCATGTAGTCGTAGCAAAAGTTGGTGACAAAATAAAAACTATACGGTTTGGACAACAAGGCGTTAGAGGAGCAGGTAAGAATCCTAAAACTGCTAAAGATAAAGCACGTAAAAAATCTTATTATGCTAGACATAATGCTCAAGATGCTAAACCATCTAAGCTTAGTGCTAGATATTGGTCACATAAAGTAAAATGGTAGTGATTATTATGTAATATTAAATAATACACGTTCATCCTTTACAGGACGGAAGTAAGCATAGTGCTGAAGGAACGCATTGATGATGTTTATCAATCTAACTGGAGGTATATTATGACTGAGTACTATAGAGGCTTTAAAAATGAAAACAAATCTGAAACATTTTCTGGTATGAAATCTGGAATTTATAGAGGAGTAAAGTGGTATGCAACAACAACAACAAATCAAAACAAAAAAAGAAAAAGAAGAGCATCTAAAACAACAACAAAATAAAAGGCATAATCAGTAATGGGTGTAGAAGATTTTTTTGGTGGGCCTGAACTACCTGAAACAAGTGTTATAAAAACAAATGCAGATGTTGTAGCTCATGTAGCTGAAGCTATAGCAGGTTCAAATGATTTAGATTTATCTAAAGCTTTATTTGAAATATTAAATAAACACTCTGAAGTTGTCTTGGAAACAAGTCAAAAGATAATGTGTAAATATAAAATGCATTTACAATCAGTCAAATGATTGAGCCAACAAATCCATCAATACCTGTGGGAACATGGGCTAAACATAATACTACAGAAGTAGTCAGAAATGATAGAAAGCATGGAGAAGAGCTTAGACTACAGACAGTCTTCAGGACTGTTTATTATGAGTTTGCTGATGGTAGAGTTAAACTAAAAAATTATACATCTCAAAACTCTACGATAAACTTAACTGCTTAACGTAGAGCCTGTAATTCTTTTTCTAAATAACCGTGAAGGTTTTCTAGTTTTAGAAGACCTTCACGTATTACTTTTCTTATAAGAATTTTATCATCATCTTCTGCAAATATTTTAGATACTGCTTCTTCTGGTAGCTGGCTAAGTTCAGTAACCAGCGTACCTTTAGAATCTATCATAATTTTAAATGATAATATATTTCCTTCGTTCATGCTACATCCAGAAATTCTGTTTTATTTACATCACCTCTAAGACCTGCTTTCATATAAGCTGTAGCCCTACCTTCAAAGAAGTTCTGATGCTCTACTCCTAATACATCATCTAGCCATGTAAGAGGATTATCTTTTACATTGTAGTTAGGTTTTAATCCTAGTTGTAGTAATCTCCTATCTGCTATGTAACGTATGTATTGCTGCATTTCTGCTTGTGTAAGACCTTCAATGTTCCCCATCTCAAACACAAGATTTAAAAATCTATCTTCTAAATCTACCATGTCTCTACAAGCTTGATATATTTCTTTCTTTAAATCGTCAGTCCACAGTTCTATGTTTTCCTGTATATAATCTCTAAATAGTTTTGTCATAGCTTCTACATGAAGAGATTCATCTCGTATGCTGTAGGTAATAATCTGACCCATACCTTTCATACGTCCAAATCTAGGAAAGTTTAATAGTATAATAAAACTACTAAACAACTGTAGTCCTTCTGTAAATCCTGAATATACAGCTAAAGCTTTTGCAATAGACTTTTTATCTTTGGGAGATACTTTAATATTATTAATGTACTCATGTTTGTCTAGCATAACTGAGTATTCTGAAAATGCTTTGTATTCTATTTCAGGCATACCTACTGTATCTAATAATAAACTATAAGCATGTTGATGTATGGACTCCATGTTGTTGAATGCTCCCATCATCATACGTGCTTCAGGCTTTTTAAAGATACGCATGTACCTATCAACATAGCCTGTACTAACATCCACATCTGATTGTGTAAACAATCTAAATATCTGTGTTAATAAATTCTTTTCTGATTCATTTAATTCCTGCCAATCTTTTACATCTGTGTGTAAAGGTACATCTTCAGGGAACCAATGCATTTGATTCTGCTGTACATAGTAATCAAACATCCACGGATGATCAAACGGCTTATAATAATCTCTTGTTCCTGTCAAACTCATTAAAACATTCCTTGTATTGTATTTAGTTTTTCTTGTGCTGTAGATAATGCTGCAACAAGATCATCTATATCTTGCACTATATCTGGATGTTCTGCAACAGCTACTGGATTATCTAAATAATTTTTAAGATTAACTTGTATTACTTCAATCTCTGCTTCGTACTTCATTTCTAAAGCTTTTAAGTATGGATTCATTCTAAAGTCTCCTCATATTTTTCATGTAACCAATCATTATATTTTTCACAGTAGATAGGGAAAGACATACGCTCCGATAAAACTGTATTGTTTTCATCACAATGATCTAACCACATCCTAACGCAAAAACTATGGAACTTACTACTCACCTTCCTCAACCATAGAAGATTTTATCTCCCACCAAGTCTCTTTAGTTTTCATAAACTCTTCGTAAGATACAAACTGTTTTGTTTCACTTACATAGTATTGAGCATCTTTCACACTCATAGCATTTCTCCTAATTTATTATTAACCTTCACAACTTAAACACTCTACATCTTCTAGGTTTATTCTTGGTATTTTTATATTAACATTCTCAGCAGATCTTGCCGCATCTGATCTAAGATAGTATAATGATTTAAGTTTATTAGCCCCTACCCAATGCACTGTATTAATATAATTTAAATACTCGTCATGCTCCTCTTGATCTGCTGTAGCTTTTGGAGGTATAAAAAATAAATTAACACTTTGACTTTGACAAATGTATTGTTGTCTTTGATGAGCATGTTCTATTATCCATATTTGATTTAGCTCTGGTGCTGTTTTAAATATCTCCTTTTCTTCTTCAGATAGTTCATCAAGATGTTGAACAGAGCCTTCATGAGCTGCAATATCCTTCCACGTTTCTTCATTGTTTAATCCTTTCTTTTTGAGAATAGCTTCAAGGTATTTGTTTTTAACTTTGTAACTACCTGTGAGAGTCTTATGGGTATATGTGTTAGCTCTAAAAGGCTCAATACTAGGACTCGTTCCACCGCATATAATACTACTACTAGCATTAGGAGCAATAGCAAGGAGATGACTGTTCCTCCTACCACTCCCAACCATATCAGGAGCTTCCCCACGTTCTTCAGCCAAGCTATTACTAGCTGCACTAGCTCTTTCTTTGATGTGGGAGAATGCTCTATGATTGAAACTTGTGGCGTACATACTCTCAAAGCAAATTCCCCTGCGCTGTAAGTAAGAGCAAAAGCCCATCGACCCAAGGCCAACTGCGCGTTCTCTATATGCTGAATAAGCGGCTTTGATAAGCCCTTCTTTATCTTCTTTTCCATAGTTTTTAAACCTCTCATAACCTACGCTATAAGATCCTAGTTTGTGAGTATCTATAGCATTTTCTATAAAATGTTCTAATACATTATCTAACATGGTAATAAGATCTCCTATAAAATTAGGATCATCTTTCCATTCATCAAAGTATTCTAAATTAACAGAACTTAAACAACATACTGCTGTTCTATCTTCTGATGTTGGTAATGTAATTTCAGAACATAAATTACTTTGTTTAACTTCTAAACCTAAATTCTTTTGTTCTTGAGGTAAAGTTTCATTACACCTATCAAGATTAACAATATAAGGTTCTCCTGTTTCTGAACGTGCATTAATTAACTGCCACCACAGTTCTCTGGCTGACATAGTTTTAACAGCTTCTTTAGTATTAGGATCTATTAATCTCCAATCATTATCTTCTTTAACCGCAGTAAGAAATGAATCTGTTATTGATACAGCATTATGAAGATTTAAACATTTACGATTTAAATCTCCACCTGTAGGTTTACGCATATTAATAAACTCTTCAATCTCTGGATGATTGATATCCATGTATGCTGCATATGATCCTCTTCTGGTAACTCCCTGATTGAAAGCTAACATTTGAGAATCTACTACATGCATGAATGGGATAGATCCAGTAGAACGGCTATGGTTACTAGTAGCGACACCATTACTACGAACCTCTCCCCAATAACCTCCGATACCTCCACCCGAACTTGATAACCATATGTTTTCATCATAATGATCAGACAAACCACGTCTTGAATCAGGTACGAAATTGAGGAAGCAACTGATAGGTAAGCCACGAGTGGTTCCTCCGTTAGAAAGTATAGGAGTGCTGAACATAAACCAATACCTGCTACTATATTCATAAAGTCTCTGGGCCATATCGAAATCAGTAGTTCCTTTATAAGTAGCCCCAAATATACTAGCCCTTGCAAAAGCTTCTTGTGCATGTGTTTCTTCCTTCCATAGGTAACGATCTTTTAATGTGTTTAAACTAAAATTATCTAGAGTTTTATCTCTATCATAATCAATAGTTATTCCTAAATAATTAGTAATTCCTTCTTTAGTCATGATACATAAATCCTTCTTTGTATTTTGTTTTCTCTCTTTTGTGTCTTTTATTTTTTGACTTAGATTTTGAGTTTTGTTTTTTGTCGAACCTTTCTTTACGTTCAGCCTTTCGATCCCAAGACATTCTCGTTACCCTCCATAAAATTTAAAAGTTTTTCTTCATACCAGTTAGCTTTGTGAAGATCTTCTATAGGTTCACCTTTGTATCGAAACCTCCACCTATACTTTAAACTATTACCACGCAAATAGCCAATAAATTCTTCAGGAGATAGCATTGCTTCTATAGCCTCAATGCATTCAACTGCTCCAGAATTATAATGACTAGGGCTATTAACATTATCATTTAATTGTTTAGCAACATTAGAAATATAATCAGTTTGATGATTGTACTTTTTGTCAGGTTCAAATATATCTGTTTCCATTTTAGTATCTAAAGCGTTGATACTTTCTTGATCTGTTTTCCCATTTCTATTATAGTTATTAGGATCTTTCATAGAATTAATCCTTTTACGATTGTAAGCATCCCATTCTTGTGGTGACACATCATCTATACTAGCTTTAGCCATTTGTTTTCCTTTAGTTTGTAAATGTTTCTTTAAATGATTTTTCTGAAAACCATCTAAACTTATTTTTCTCAGCCCATTCAGCATGAGAAAACTTTGTACCATCCTTACGCTTCTTTGCTCCGGGCATTGCAGCATCAGGTGACGCAAATAAAAATATAAGTTCTGAATGTTTAGGTAAAGATTTTTTAATCCAAATATATTTGCTATATTCTGCATGATCCCAAAATCTTCCTTTAGCTTCTATAAAGATAATTTTACTATCTATTATCTTAACGAAGTCTGGTGTATAAGAATGTTCAACTACATAATTTATTTTAGATGTATGTAGTTTCCATCCTTTCAATACTGTATTGTGTAGTTCTGACTCCCATTTAGAATCATAACCTTTTGGAACTCCTTTTTCAACAGGTCTTTTCTTACGTGGTACTCTACGCATTTTCTAAATCAGACATAGTTATTTTATCCAATGGTTTAATCCTCATTTGTTTTTTAAGTCTTTGCCTCACCCATTTATGTGTGTATGCATTAAGATATCTTTGACCCATAGAACTAAAATATTTTTCTTTGGGTAACATATCAATTATTTGTTCCTCTGTTAAATTAGAATTCTCTGGTAACAAAGAAGCCAACCACTCCATCAGCAATGTGTAAACTTTGTGATTTAGTTTTTGTTTTTTACTTTTAGGATACATCTAATACCTCTTCAACTTTAGGTTCATTTACAATTTCTGTAAAGTAAACTAATCCTTTAGAATATTTAAAAACTCTAAGATCTGGATAACATTTAAACTTATGATTGCAGTATACACAATTCTTTGGAAGCTTCATGTTGCCAGACTTTCCTTCTGGAATAGGCTCATAGCAAACCTCTGGTGGTTCATTGTTATTTAAAGATTCTTTTATATCTTCGATAATTTTAGGAGCGTATGGTTTATCTAACTCTTCTGGTTGATAAAGTGTAAGCTCTCCAGATTCTTTATTAATTACTAAGAATCCACCATTAGTAGTACCTTCTGCTTCTTCATAGCCAGCTAACTGAGCCATATATCCAAAAGGATCATCCTCTCTTAAAGTACCATTCCTAAACTTATTAAATGCAAAACCTGATGCAGTTTTAATATCTATTACTTCTCCATCAATTTTACAATCAATATGTCCTTTGACACCTCTAACCTCTACTTCTTTCTGTTCATCTTCAACTTTATGTCCAGACATTTTAACAAGAAATAATAAAACTTCTTCAAGTAAATGTCCATACAGAAACTTAATAGGCAGATGTGAATCTTCAAAAGAACTTTCTTCTCTTTTGTATTTAAGATCATACCATAACTGCCTACTAGGTTTTCCAATATTAGACATTCTTAATGTATTACTATCTCTTGCCTTTGGAGTAGCCCAATGACGAACTACATCTTTGATAGCTTCTCCAAAGTCATCAATGTCTTTATCAGATATATCTAAAGCCTCTCCCTCTGTTAAAGGAGATAACACAGAATAAATATCGGATACTAAGTTTTCTAATTTTTTCATTTAATATGTTTCACAAAATGTAAACTTCTATCAGCAGGATTAAATTGTAATAATTGAACTTTCATTTTCTTTTGTTCATCAGTACGTTTACTTCCGCTCCAATGGGTTCTTTCTTTCCTTACAGTTTTAACATCTATATAAAGTGGTTTACCTTTTTTATCTATAGCTATTAAATCTACAGGGCCTGTGCATCCTGAGTTCTTGAATACATTATAACCTTTATCCCACAAATATGTAATGGCATAATGTTCTGCAATATCTCCAAGTCTTGATGAGTCATGTTCTATTTTCATAAATATCTCCTTAGTGAGTTTCCGACCAGTTGTTTCCTATTTTATATTCACCGTCCAAAGGACATCGTAAATTAAAATCATGTTCTACTTGTTTTATAGATTCTACTCCATGCTCTCCAACCTTGTATGCTTCATGACCCGCTGCTTCTATTTGCCACTCATCATGAACATTTGCTACAAAGTGTGCATCAAGATTACTTTCTTTTATTTTATTATTTAGATTCACAAGAGCTTGCTTCATTACTATAGCACCTGCACTTTGTAATAAAGTATTTAATGCTGCATGTTCTGATCTTATAAATACCTTACGTCCATCTAATCCTTTAAGGTATCCCTTTGCCGTTGCTCTTTCAACTCTATCTTTAAGAGTTGCAAATGATGGGAGATTATTAAGAAAAGATCTTCGTAATCTTTTACCATCGTTTCTATTTCCTCCAACCACTTGCCCAAGTCTGAGGTCACTTCCACCGTAGATGAGGGCATAGATGAAAGTCTTTGCCTGATCTCTTGATTCAAGACCTGCAAGTTTTTGATTTGCTGTGTGGATATCTCCATTGAGTATTTCATTCTTAAACCCCTCGTCATTCATGTAGTGTGCTAACATTCTTAATTCTAACCCAGATGCATCAATACCTACAAGTTTATATCCATTAGGAACTATCCAACAAGATCTGCAATCTTTTCCATAAGGACTGTATGATGCTGGTATCTGTGCTAAGTTTGGTTTAGCATGGCTCATCCTTCCTGTGATAGCACCATTAGGTATGACAAAACCATGTACTCTCTGATCATCTGCTAAATGCTTGAACCAAGAATCTACTTGAGCTATTCTTTTCTGAAGCGTTAAAAACTTAGAAATTAACTGAGCTTCTGGTATATCTTTTACTTTATTTAATGTTGATTCATCTACAATCGGCTGACCTGTTGGAGTGAACTTTTTAGGTTTCCATCCAAAGTCTTTTAGATACTCACCTATTTGTTTACGTGATCCTAAATTAAACTCTTGTAGTTTACATCTATCAAATGGCAATAGCTGTGCATGTTTTGGTTTACTTATTATTTTAAGAAACTCTTCATCAGTTAAACCTTGCTTAGATAAACAGCCATTCTTTTTCCACTTGGGCTGTACTGTTTTTAATTTAACTAACTTAGGTTTAAAAACTTTTTGAACTGTTTCTTCTATCTCACGTTTACGTTCATTCAACTCAGCCAACAATACTGTACCTCTTTTCTCATCAAAAAGAAAACCATGTTTCTCTTGTTCTTTGAGTATAACAGCTACACCATGTTCAAGACCTATAGATTTAGGATCAAATCCATCAAGTTCTTTTATAACTGTATTAAATACTTTTGAATTTAATTCAACATCATTAATACAATACTCCATCATTTCTTCTGAGTATTGAGTGAATCCATGTTCCTCCATAGATCCTTTATTAAATCCTAAATTAAATCCCCAAGCTTTTAAACCATGACCTCCTCTTTCTGGTTTAGCTAAACGTGACAGTACTAATGTATCAATTACTTTTTTATCTTTAAAAGATAATCCTGTAAGTTTTTCTATTATTGGAATATCAAATCCAAGAATGTTATGTCCAACTAATAGCTCTGCTTTAGCCAACAAATCTAACCCTTCTTTAATTTGATCAGGATTAAATGTGTGTACCTTATTTGTCTCCAAGTCTTTAGCTACTATACACCAAATTTTAGATGCGTCTAGTCCATCAGTTTCTATATCGAATACTAATTTCATTGCATGTCCTCAATAGTTTTCTTTACATAAGCTAAAGCTTCAGCCTCAGACATTCCCATGTCCAAGGCTTTTTCATATAGCTTCTCCTCGTATACTTCTTTGTAATGATCACTCATTCTTTAATTCCAAGATATTCGTCAATGCTTTCTCCTACATCTTTATTGATATTTAATCTAGCAGTAACTTCACCATTTTCATTTGAATCTAAATAAAATATTCCTCTGCCTTTTACAAAGTCGGAATGTATTAAATCATAAAATTCTTCGTTGGTTAATATAACATTAACTATTTTTGTTTTCATTTTTATTTCCTAGTTACTATTGAAGATACCATGCCAAGCGGTCTAGTCACGACTGAGTTACCATCATCAAGTTCTTTTGTAAATTCATCATCTAAAATTTTTAGATATTCACTATTTAAACTCTCTAAAAGTTTAGATTTTTCTTCATTGATTAACTCTCTTAGAGCTAATTCAAACTCAGCTTGTCTTCCATTTAGAGTGGGAATGTTAGGATCTTTTTTCCTGTACAATACCCAATGATCTAAAAACAATTCAATAGAGTCCATTTGATTCTCCTATGTTACTATAACATTATTAAAGGTTTCAATCCAGCACTTAGCTCCACAATCTAAAGGTTTATCTGGAGAGTATATAACTCTTGCTACAACTTCTCCATTGCTATCAAGTATTTCTACATGATTACCTTTCCTGTTTTGAGTATAATCTTTTGCTGTTATTACAGGCTTTATATCACCTGTATTTTTATTATTATACTTTATATTATGTTGGTTAATATGTATTCTAGTACGTTTCATATATTAAGATCCTCATGCTCAATAGTCAATGTGGCTTTTACTACGCCTTCTGAATGCTCGTCATACAAAACTTTTATATCACTATAAAGTTTAAATATCTTACGATTATATGCTTCTTCTTCAACATCACTATGATGTATTTTGTATGGTATTTTAATTAAAGCAAGTACGTCATTTTCTCTACCTTCAATACCGTGATCAGCAATTACTTTTATTGTATGTGTATCCATGTCTTTTCCTAAAAAGGTATATCATCAAATTCTAAATCACCATTATCTGTTTCATGCTGTACTTCACTGAGTCTTCCAGTATCAACATCATAAAATAATGAGCAAGCTAAACCTACATCACCTGTGTATCTAGATTTAAGAACACGTAGCTTAGTAGTATTAGATTCAATAGGATCATCTGCTTGCTGATTACGTTCCAAAGCAATGACACAATCACTTATTTGTGCTATTGATTGACTGCCTCTCAAATGGCTCAGATTCACTTCTACGCCATTTTCATGACCTTCATTACCTGCTACCCGTCTAAGGTGTGATACAAGCATTAGACCGACTCCTGTTTCCTCTACGAGGCTCCTTAGCTCTGTCATGATGTTATCAATAGCTCTTCTCTCATCTCCGTCTGACAATGCAGATACTAGCATGTGTAAGTGATCGACTACTACCCACTTACATTCACAGCCTACAATAATATATCTTAGTTTAGAAAATACTTCATCTATATCATTCATACCAAAGTGTGCATGTATATATACTTTATCTTCATCTGTCATCTTCTTGAATAGACCGTCAAGAGTATCTTCATCGTATTTGTTTCTGATCTCTTCAATATACAATCTATCATTAGCTTCAATAGATACTATACCATCGACTGTACGCTTCCAATCTTCTTCAAGTGCAATAATACCTACACGATCTTTACTGTGTGTAATCAGCCAGTGTTCTAGCTCTCTTGTAATACTAGACTTACCTAATCCTGTACCACCTGTAAATGTTACAAGCTCTGACTTACGCATACCAAATAACTTTTCATTTAATCCTTGCCAAGGATATGGAATGCTTTCTTTCTGACTGCGATCTTTCCATTCATCAAGCTTCTCAGATACACGGATAATACCAGAAGGTGTAAATGTTTTAGCTTGCCAGAAACAATCGACAAACTTCTTATGTTGATTAGCTTTCAACATATCATTAGCATCTTTATAACCTTCAGGAATATTCATAATCTTAGCTTTATTAGGTCTGAATAAAGCTGCAACTTTATTGGCTGCTTCCTTTCCCGGCTTGTCATTATCAAAACATATTATTACATTATCAAAAGATTCTAAAAATTCTAAATTCTTTTTGATATCTCCTGATGCACTGTCTGCTCCATTTTTAATTGAAACTACAGGCCATCTGCTTCCTGTCATTTCATGCGCTGCCATTGCATCACATTCACCTTCAACTAACGTGACATACTTGCCACCTTTGCTGAACACTTGCTGACCAAATAAATTTCCTTCTTGAATACTTCCTTGGCTTTTAAATCCTTTACCTTCAATGGTTCTTATTTTATAAGCAACAAGATCTTTATCATTGTAGTAAGGATAATAATGTTTAGCAATATTTCCATCATGATCATAGGTTACACGTACACCATACTTAGCTGCTGTTTCTTCTGATATACCTCTATCAGTTAACGCACCTACTACACCTACATAATCATCACTAGAAAAATATACTACATTAGAACTTTCTTTCTTAACTGTGTCCTGAACAGGACTATCAAAATCTGGCATGAATTCTCCACAACTAAAACATTTTGCTGATCCGTCATCATTAATACTAACAGCATCACTACTGTTACACAATGGACAAGCTACATGATATTTAACAAACGTCATCTAAACTCCTAATTTATTTATAAAGGAATGGGGAAGCCCCACATTGCGTAGGGGCTTCACCAGTACGACATCTATTCTGCTTTCACCTCCTCTTCTTCAACTTCAATAAACTCAGCTCCAACAATAGCCTCTTCAGTTAGCCCTGCTTTTATTACATTATTATAATGAGCTTGCGCTGCTTTATAATGATTAGTAGTAATCTCAGCTTGACGTAACTCATTCTGTTGTAACTGTGCCAGCAACATAAAAGCTTGTTGAGCTTCCGGGGTTAGTTTAGATACATCGTAATCTGTTTCCTCATTAG